CCTTTTATCAAAAATACTGTATATATTTGCACCACCTGATTGTGTTGTATTAAATGAAATCTTGTAAACAATAGTCCCAGAACCCCTGTTGTAATTAGTAGAGTTTGGAATAACAACAGAGTCATTACTACCATCAAACAAATAAGCACGCCCTTGTTGTACAGGTCGTGTTTGAGTACCTATCTTTGAGATTATCTGTGTAGGAGAAAGTGACTCGCCTTGAAATAGGAGATTAGGGAGAGAGTTCGGGTTGAAGCCATTTCTCTTTTGAATAACTGGGATGCCGCGCTTGTGCATATTTATCTAAGAATTAAGATGTTAGTTGCTGTCGTTCCTGCCGACAGTACCCTTCTCGCCATGACATACAGGATCGCTCCGTCTGGTACGTTTTTGAATACCTGCGATGCTCCGTTTACCGGTTGCACCTCCACGTCTCCTCCCACACCAATGAATAGAACTCCCGGTACAAGTTCTGTATTTCCTGGTGTTACTGCTACTGCTGAGTCTGCTATTTGTAAATCTACGATTGCCATATATTTTGATCATTAATTATTATATCTCTATCCTAATAAATTGCTCTGTTTTTGTCGCATTTATGATCCGAACCCATCCATGAAGTGTTCGACATATTTAAGTACGTCCTCGTTTTTTTTCTGCCTTGCAATATGCTCCTTTAGGAGTCTATTCTTTTCTTCAAACGGCTTTTGGTCACCAAGAGCGCCCCACCCTTTATGCCACACAATTGCTGTGTCCTCTGGTGTCAGCTTATATCTTTTTGCTACTGCAATGAATTGGTTCATGAATTCTTCTTGCGCTTCCGGGTCCTTTAGGAACTCCTCCGGCGTGTATGCCTTATCAAGCCACAGTTCTCCCCACTCCTCGAGTGTTTCTGGATGTACTTGATATTTACCAAGGTCTGATGTTTCCTCTCCAATAGACTCGTAGAGGTTTTCCCCACGATCGCGCGCACCTCTGTTTTCTGATTGTATGAAGCCATTCCGGATGTTGTCATCAGTAGGTTTTTTTGGTTCTGGCTTTTCCACAGGCTGTACAGGTTCAGGTGCAGGTGCAGGTTTTGGTTCCGGCTTTTTCTTCATAAGCGCAGCACCAAGCGATACCGCTCCTGTAGTCCCGGCGATGGTGAATAGCGGCGATGTGCCGACTGTGCCAAAGGCTTGGACTGGCTCTTTTGCGAGGCTCGGGTTCACGTCTAGTTGTATCCAAGTGACACCCTTATCATCTGTGACCATTTTTGCATCGTAGTTCTTTTTGAGGAACTTCTGCACGTCCTTTTCGTAGAATTTGTAGATGGGGTTGTTGGCGTCTATTTTTCCGGAGATGTCGAATTGTTCTGCATCTCTAGCAAACTTTTCTGAATCAGATGTGCGAGTTTCAATAAACTCTCTTGCTTCCTTGCTCGTCTTTGCTGTTTTGGTTGCACCTGTTTTTCTATTTGTTGCGACAAAAATCGTTTCTCCGTTCGTCCCCCTTTCTCTAACGATATTCCAAGAATCCCTTGCCTGTTCTTCGAACACTCTTTTCGGCACAGCCTTAAACTTCCCATCTTCGAGGACGTCTGTCACGACCCAGTCACCTCTGTTTCCACTCGATATCTTTGTCCCCTTCTTAAAGTCGTCAAAGGTTATTGTTTTACCAGTATCTAAGTCCAACATTCTTCCCCAACTTTCTATTCCACTATCTCCCAACCCCTCCACTTTCATGGCAGTTTCCCCTGTTGGGAACTGTAGCTTTGTCTTGCCATACTTTGCCGCCTGGGCCACCTCCTCCCGGATAATCCGTTCGTGCCAGGTGTTTCGGTAGGGTTCGAGTTTTCTCATTTCCTCAATTCTTGCGGCTTCTGTAGTCTTATATTTTGCGACCTTTTTTACCTCGACTTCTATTTCTTTTTTACTGTATCCTGCATTTTTGAGCTTAGATCTTATTTCACTATCGGTCATCTTAAAACTCACTAAGTTAGATGGAGCCATTTCACTCTCAAGCCCTCCTTTCTGAAAGAGGTCTGATTGCGCTTCGATGACGCGTCTTGTTTTTCCATCTGCCATGTCCTCGATTCGTGAGTGGGCGAAGTAGTCAGGTATGTCGCCTTGAAAATGCACGTCGCTAGCTGAGTTCTTTATTGGTGAGGTATATACCCTCTCTTTATATTCTGCAACGTCTCCTCGCACATCATCGGGGAGCGCAATGTTTTCGTATTGCCCTTTTTTTGAACTTCCTACTCCTCCTGGACCAGTAGCTTTCAGCGGAATCAATTGCGCCTGTACCTTATTTGTGAACTCCTCTACGTTCACAGTTCTGTTGAAGTCATCCACGATCGATCGTATGAGGTCCCGCTCCGCCTGGCGCAGTTCTCCTCTGTTTGTGGCATCAAGAATATACTGTTTTGACACAGTTGTTCTACCTTTCAGGTCCTGGAGAATTTTTGTGGTTACGTTGCTATTTCCACCAAGTGCTACGTAGCCACCTTGTGTGTTGGGCTTCTTTTTCACAACGTCGGCGAAGGGTTTTGTTTTAGGCTTTGCTTTATTAAACGCGTCTGTAGCACTTGATATCCATCCTCTTTTGTCATTCTTCTCTAGATATTCAATGATTTCTAGTCTTTTTGCTTCGTTTGGTAAGTCACTCACATCGGTTGATTTTCTCAGCCAGTTATTTATAAAATCATCCGCATTATCGTGTTTAGCAATTTCTTTGTTTAGTATATTTTGGATAGGTTCTACTTCCTTCTGCTTCCCCTTCACAACGTCGCCGAGAGGTTTTGTTTTAATGTCTTTTGATAATACTACTGGTATCTCTTTTATTCCCAATCTCTTATATGCTGAGTATCTGTGATTTCCATCTGTAATTTCAAGACCATTCCCAAAGTCATCAACAACAAGTGGTATTCTCAAACCATCTTTTATTTCAGCAAGAGCTCTCGCCTTTCGCTCTCCATCAAGACTTGTCTCTGTTGGTGTGAGGTCATCAATCGACACTGTTGTTCGTTTCACATTGTCTACTCCTCCTATATCATCCAGTGCTTCTATGTACGATGCCTTCCCAACAAATTCGTCACTATCAAATACTTTCAGGCTCTTGTTGTTAAATTCAGACATTGGATCGGTAATAGTTTCCCCCTTCACAACGTCGCCGAGAGGTTTTGTTGGTTTTTTGGTAACACTTTTATTCCAGTTTACATGATAGAAAGTTTCTTCTCCTGGCATGGGAGATTGTTCAAACACCACTTTTCCATTTGAGTCTGTAATCTTACTAATGCTTGATGGAGGAACATCTCCTTTGTATGCAAAGGATCCTGAGTCAATAGCTCTCTGTCCTATGTAGTCAGCTATGTCATCTCCATTGTCTTGAATTATTTCATAGTAGTCATCATCCACTACAATGTTTTTGTACTCCTTTTTAGGTACTGAAAATTCTATCAGAGTATCCCCTTTTTTTAATTCTGATATATCAGGTTTATTTTTTAATGCATATGTCCCATCGATACCATTATTGAATCCTTTGAGGTCTTCTGTTCTTTTGATTCCTCTTGAGCTTGGTTTTAGCAATCCTTCTTCTTGTATTTTTTGTGCTGTAGTTTTCTTCACGACATCGCTCAACTTCCTTGCGTTATTCTTAGAAGAAGGTACTATTGGTTCTATGTTATTCTTCGTATTATTTATTATAGTTGTAGCAGTTTGCGCTTTTCTATTTTCATAGACTTTTGGCGCATCCTTTACTACCGGTAAGTTATCTTTTTTTTTTATATTCTTACCAAAATCAATGACCGGCAATTCATTTGTCGGTACATATTTTTCTTGAACCTTTGCATTTGAAAACACCTTTGGAGGTCCATCGGCCACAGGTAGGTTTGATTTAGATTTTAGCGCTGCGCCAAGTGATATCTTTGGCAAGTTAGGATCGTACGATTCGTACATTCGGACATCATTTAGCTTTGTCGATGGACTGTTCTGTGTCGGCGATGCTGATGGTGTTGATTTACCTGCAGGGTTTGCTCCCGGCATATCAATATTTCTACCTGCAGGAAGTACTGGTGTTACACCTCCTGACCTCATTTCTACATTTGGTTGTCCTGGCTTTGGAGCAGGGAGTGATAATTGACCTACCTTTTCTGCTGTCGGAAGTCCTACTGTTGGTTTACCTGCAAGAGTCTTTGCTATTTTTGACATCACGCTTTTTGACGACAGTGTTTTTTTCACAATGAAGCCTCCCACAGCTGTTGGATCACCTCCTGATAGCATGATCCAGTCAGTAAGTGTCATTGCATTATTCCCGGCTGATCCTGCGTATTCTTTTCCGAGGTCATCCATTAGCTGACGAGCAAGTCGTGTTTCTCGGTTTATTTGTGGCAAGTTTTGTAGCCCAAGGTTTTCTGCTGTATCAAATTGCCACTGCCTTAGTCTATTATCGATATTATTTGAACGTGTGATTTTATCCGAAACATTGTCTCTGATGTAGTCTAGTTTCACATTTCTTTCGTAGAGTCTTTTTACTTCGTTAATCTCGGACATTGAAAGACCCTCCTGATTGTGTTTATTCAAAAGTTGATTGACTCTTCCTGAGTCTGGCGATATTGCTCCTGGTGCTGAAACTCTCACTTCACGTTCTGCGAGTTCCTCAAGCGCTGTGTTTACAATTTCCTCTTTGTAGTTTCCTGGCAAAGTAGCAAGCGCTTCGTCTGCTGTTGTCTTTGATAGTGTAAATCGCTGATATAGCTGATTCGCCACATCATCTACCTCTCCGTATATACCTCTTTTTGTTAAATATTCTCCAACACTTTCTCCTGCAGTTGCTTCAAACTTGGCTTGCTTTCCTTTTGATATTCTGGCCACACGTTGCATGATTTCCTCGGGCTTGAATCCCCTTACTGCTGCAGGGACAGTAGGCAAGGCACCTCCCAAGGTTCCTCCTGCTACACCTCCAATAAGCCCTCCTACTGCAGTATCTTTGGCAACACTACCCATTGTGGCATCTTCTTGTTGTATTCCCTCTCCTGCGCCAAATAGCGCTCCTCCGGCGGCTCCGTACTTAAGTCCTTCAAGTAGTCCTTGTCCAATTTTTCCTTTAAGTGTCGACGTTGCAACTTTACTTGCTCCTCCTGTACCCACAGTCCAGGATGCAGTTTTAAGCGCATCGCCTGCTGTTTGTTTAAATGCATCTTCAAATGTATTTGTTGGCGCTACGTCCACACCTCCTCCTGAACCCATGATTGGCACATTTGTCGGTCCTGCTGTAGCTTTTTCTAGTTGCTGATCAAGAGTGTTTCCCGTTAACCTTTGTACTCTTTGATCTACTCGCCCGCCTAATACTTTGTCCGCAATCTTGAGACCTCCTGACCCAAGTGCTTGTCCAAAGCGTAGTGCAGGATTTATTACAGCTGATTGTGCAAAATCAAGCACAGTCGCGTCTGCTGCTTTTTGCGCAATGTTTTTTTCTGGTTTCTTTAATGCTGCAGGAAGACTCTGTGGCTTTGGTTGCCCTCCGTTTTGTCTAAGGGAATCAAGAAGACTCGAGCCGACTGGTTTCTGGCCCTGAGATTGTGAAGCACCTCCTACGTTGTACTTTTGTCTATATTGTTGAATCTGTTCTGGTGTGAGTGACATATTTTTATGCGTAATATCCTTCTTGTCTTGCAATTGCTTCTACTAATTTATCAATAGGTAATGTACTTGTCGCAATGTTTGGATCTACTCCCAGTATTGTGGCCACAGAATTGGTCCAGTTAGGATCCTCTGCGTATACCTTTCCAAGCTGTGCGAGTGTCGGGTTCTTTGGTAGGAACCTGCTGTTTCCATTTATCTTCGCCTGGATGTCTTTTTGCATTGCGAGGAAGCCTGTCTTTTCGTCTGGGAATATAAGGTGTCCTTGATTGTCCTTTCCTATTGCCAGGCTATCCGCTAGCCCACCTTGCTTTATGTTTCCTGGGTTTTTATTCCTCTGTGGAAGATTGCCGGAATCTGAGGTATTTCCAACCATGCTAAAACCCTCTCTGGTGTCAAGGATTTGCCAGATGTCATCTTCTGAAAGATCGCTGTTTTCGTTTATCATTTGCTCCACCCTCTGTTGATTCTCCAGTGATTGATTAAAGTATTCTTGAAGATTATTTGGTTGCCCTCCCCCTTGTGAGTTCTTTGATGCAGTATCTCTCATCTTCACAAAAACTTCTCTCACTTTATTAAGGTTGTCCTTCATTAGTTTATCACCAATTCCAAACTTGAGTGAAGCCTGCACATTTCCAAGGAGCGCAAGCTCTTTTTCTGAGACGTTTCCTAGCGCACCTCCGGTCGGTGATGCTGCTCGCATTGCAGTTAGTTCTCCGAATGCAATGTTCGCAAAGACAGTCTCGAGTGTTGATTGAAGTTTGAAAGCATCTGAGCCTGGTATTTTTTCTGCAATGTTTCCAAAGAACCCTGTGCTTGTATCTTTTAATTGCTCTAGAGCCAAGTCGATTGCAGGGATGGCAGCCTCAGCTTTCTGGAATGCATAATCATCCATCTTGCTTGAAAGTTCCCCACCTCGTCCTGATCGGTAGATTTCTGCAATCACCTCCTCTCGGCCTGATGGTGTGAGGTCTTTAAGTGATGCGACGTTTGCGAGGATACCACTTGTAAGGTCTGACACTTGACCTGCTCCTGACCCTATTCCTGTTCCTGATCCTGATGTCATTCCTTTGTTCACAAACATTTGCTGAGTTGGGTCTTTTTTATTAAAAAACATAATACGATCGCCAAGGTCTGCGCTCCCATCAAATTCTGCAGGAAGTCCAAGGTCTACAGTTTCGATTGTTATCTTACCTGTGATTGGGTTTTGTCTTGCGATTACGTATGACCCTCCTTTCATTTGTTTATCTATAATTTGGTCCTGTGGAGTGTTTAGAACGAATGCTCCCTTTAGCATAGCCTCTCCTCCGAAATTATCCACGAAGTGTGCGAATGCTGCAGGGTCTGTTGCTTTCAGTCCTTCGTATGTTACTCCTGCTGAGGTTAGGTAGGTAACGTCCTGGACCGCTTTTTCTTGTGCGGCCGCGCGCGCCTCTAGCCTTCCTGTTTCGTCAAGTCGTGCCTCTGCTCGCCTTGCTCTTGATTCTGCGAGGGCGTTTGTTGCTACATCACTGAGAATAGACTGAATTTTTATCTCAGTCTCGGCTCGGATTCCTTTATTGGCTTGCTGACCTATTGTAGTGGTCTTTTTTTGCTCTACGTCCGCTTCAGTTGACCCTGCAAGGCCTGTTAGGCTTGATATTGCATTGGTGTTTCGGTCGTTCTTATCATTGATTACTCTCTGCTCCTGGAGCAGTGTGTTTTCGTAGTCACGAAGTGAGTTGACTTGGCCCTGGGCTGCACCCAGCATTTCTCTGTGTACATTCTCAAAGCTATTTGTGTCGCTACCTCTATTTCCTCTTCCGTTATCACTACTTCGAATGCTTCTTTTCACAGGTTTTTCTACCGACCCGGTTGACCCCATTGAGCCTGTCGGTTCCGGGTTTCGAGGTGCTGATGTCGTATCGATTTGACCCAGTTGCTGAAAGCTACCACCACCTCTTTTTGATAGTCCACCTGTCATTTCATTTACCTTTGCAATAGACTCATTGAGCCGAGTCATTTGCTCTGGAGTTCCTTGTGTACCACCTGAGTTTCGTCTCTCAGCTCTTTGTTCTCGATTCGTACTTCTTCGTGTACCTGTGTTTTGTGTGTTTCTTCTTCGTGCCATATTATTATTTACTTATTGGTCTTAAACTTATTCTGGTTGAATTTTGTACTGTCGTAGTGTATGTATTGTAAATAACACCTTGATAGCAAAGGTCTGCATTTATATTAACAGCAGGTGCTCCCACTTGAGTGCCGTTTGAATACAAACCTTGTTTGTTACTAGATATTAATGTTGTTGTAGAGCCATCTATATTATCTAGTCTGTATAAGTCTAAGTTACCACTTATTGTTCTTGATAAATAAGCAAATGTCCCATCGTAGAAATAACAGTTTTCATTAGTTGCAAAACGAGAAGCGACAACAGTTGCTGTAGACACCGCGGTAAACACTGTGCCACTTACTGACCACCTTCTTGATGTAGTCTCTGAGCTTTGTGATACTAAGTAGACATCTACCCCATTTGACCAGACACCAAGACTACTAAAACAAGCTACTGTTGGAACTGTCATAGTAGTTTCTCCTGTTAAATCGGCAGCTAAGAATCTCGAGCAAGCAATGTTTGCACCATTGCTGAAAAATATATATAAGTGAATACCGATGACTACAAACCCTCCACCATCACCGTTACTTGGTGTGATTGTGGGGTTTGCATTGTGAGTTAACTTATATTGACCTGACTTTGCATCTCTTTGGTATCTATATATAAGACCTGAGTTTTGTATATGAACAAATAATTGAGAGCCATCAGTTGATGAGCCTAGTAGAAGTTCTGTTGAAGAAACTAATGATTCTACTTGATTCAACGCCAAGTCTTGTTGAAAGAAAGGTATTGCTGTTGATGCGGGTATCAGGTCTTCATCTATCTTCCCTGTTGCTCCAGTCTTTACTACCTGATTCACATTTCCTTCTAGTGTCTTGTAGTAGAGAAATGATGATGCAAGTTGTACCCATCCATTGGTAGCGTTTCTGTAGTACACAGTTCCGTCACCTCCTGAAGTATCTGCTCCGAGATTAGGATGGTTTGAGTTATCTGCTGTTGATGTTGTCACTACAATCCAGTAGAAAGCACCAATAACGAGAGCTCCGTACTCTGTTGTAAATATAGCCTCGAACTCTGCTGCACTTAACCCTAGCCACTTTGCGTTTGTAAGTGTCACTGTTGCAAGGTTTGTTCCTGTCGGAGCGATTCCTGCACCTGCATCAGCTTGTAGTGAAACTGTTACTGTACCCGTGAATGTACCTGTATCAGCTTTCTTGAATAGTAATGCACCTCGCATCTTTGTCTTTGTCGCAACAAATCTTTGTGCCAAGTCATTATTTTTAGTAGTTGCATCTGCCTCTCCCACTGCAATAGTATTTGTTGATACTAGCTGAGTTTGTAGCACTGCTGATTGGGTGATTTCGTTTGTCGAAACAAAGTCTGTGATTCTGTTCTCAAAGTTTACAAATAATTCTGTTGCGCTTTTTGCTACACCCACAAAGATGTCATTTGTTGGAGCTGTTTGTGTAATATCTCCTACTGTTGTAGAGATGTATTGCGATGCTCCTGGAGTCATCCCTGATTGGTTCGTATCAGTTCCTCGCACAAGTACACCACCTGTGATTGCAACACCATCAGTTCCTGCTCCTTGAGCAATACCAAATTGTGTATCATCTCCATACGCTGTATCTGCATCGGCTCTGTACCATTCTTGGTCTGTAGTATTAAAGTATAGGACTCTTCCTATTGTAAATGTTTCGCCTGCATTTCCTGTAGCGATAACTTTTGCATAAGAAATAGCGCCAGCCGATCCTGAATCATCAACATATCCCTTTGTTGCAAGTTCTTCTCTATTTGAAAGAGTTGGTTCTGTTGCATATCTTAGAGAATTTGGAAGAGCATCGTCTCCATTAATCATTCCCTTAAGTAGCTGTATGATCGGCGCATCGGTTATTTTTATATTGGCTCCCCGCCTGTGAGAGAACTTGTTTGCATTCACTGATGTTTTTCCATCCGCATATGATACCCCTCTTATGAGTGAAGTCATTTCGGTTCCATCTACAGTTCCACAAACTATCTCCGCTTGGGCCGATCCTTCGTCTACTGTTATACATACAAGCCCGGACAATGCACCACCTCCTCTCACCGCGTTTGCGGTCAGAGTTAAGCTCGTCGATGCTGATGTTATTGGTGATGCTAGTGAGGTTTCCCACACTGCTGCTATTTCGGGTAATGACATATTGTATATATTAAATTATTAATGTTGTTTTGTCGCATTTATACTGTTCGTGACGGAGTGTTCTTCCTTCCTTTGTCTCTGATGTCTTTAAACTTTATCTTATTCGCCTGGACGTACCCCACCTTTGTGGCCACAAGTCTTACCTGTACATCTACAAACTTGTCGGAGTTTACCGGGAAGTCTACCTCGAATGGACTCGCTGTGTCCGACCCTCCTGAACCAATTGTTTTTGACCCAAGTGTTGGACCTCCGATTGATGTATTTTTTCCTGCGTCCACGTAGATTCCATCGCCTTGGATAGTGAACACCTTGGTGAATGATCCACTGTCGTATGATAGCCACACCTCTAGCTCCTGCTCTTTTTGGATAAGTCCATCTATAACCATTTTCCGACAGTTCTTTAGGTGATCCGTTCCGAGGTTGAGCGCTGATGATGTCCAGTAGTTTTCTATCACGTCTCCATCCTCGTCATATCCTGAAAATAGGATGTAGCAGTTGTTGGTTATTGAGTCTCCTGCGATTAGAAGCCCATCGTATTCGGCCAAGCACCCCACGTAGTAGTTGAGTCTATCCCACACCTTATTTTCTGATGCGATGTTTCGTATCCAGGTTACTGAATTGTGATTATCTGCTATTCCATTTTGTTTCGCCTGGGATGAGAATATTTCATAGTCTCCCCATCGATACACTACTCCCTTTGAGTGTCCGAATTCCGACAGGTTAATTCTATCCGAGATTGGTTCCGGCTCGATTGTTGTGATGTCAGTTCCCTGGAGTACCTTCATTTTTCTGTACTTTGGTTCGCTTGGATTTGATAGGTCGGCCATGATTATTCCATCCGGTGTTTGGTGCGCTGCGAGTGTGTGTGGAATACCTACGTTTCGATACTCAAGGTTTACTGACTCTGTGTCATCTACGCTTGATTGAAATTGCCATGTCTTGAGTTCGTGAAAGCAGTATACTGTCGTGTTGATGTTGTAGATGGCCATTAGCTTTCCACCACCTGTGTCTTGTCTAAACGATTTTCCTTGTCCGTTTAGGTTTCCTGTGAAGTCTAGGATTCCTGTCGAGGTTGATGTCTCGTGGTAGTACGATGCGGTGATTGCTTGCGCGTTTGTTGGTGCTGTATTGAAAGTCACAGAGAATGCTCCTGTTGCGTAGTTTATAGTCCCGGTTCCGCCGAGGTCACCTACCATGTTTCCATCACGATCGTCTACGAATGTTTCCACAGTATCGGTGATTGATGGGAACATCACTGTTTTTGGCGCTGTGGCGACAGCAAAGGTCCCGGTGAACGTTATTGCCACACCTGTCCCTGAGCCCACATTCTCCCCTGTGACCTGCGTGAAGTCCGATAGTTGGTCTTTGTCGATATATGACAAGTAAAGCCCTGTACGGTCATTATTACCTGCTACAGTACCATTCCTCTGTCCGGCGAAGACTCTTGATTGCCCTGGATGGAATACTCCCCACCGGTAGTTGTTTACCTCCTGGTCTACCGCGCTTCCGGGATTTGCTGTTGGTATCTTATAGACTGATGAGTTCTGCGACCCTATGTACATAAAAGACCCTGCAAGGCCTTGGTATAGTTTCATCCAAACATCCTCTCCGTTTGCAGTCGCCGGGAGCAGGTCAGTATCGATTTCCACAGTGTCGTCCAGGTCCGCATCATAGTATTTTACTTTTCGGCCATAAGCGAAGAACAGCACCTCGGTTCCGTTGTACTTTTTTCCTCTACCTATTCCGGTCACCCTTCCTGTACCATTTACTCTGGTTTGCCCCAGGAGCGTATATCCTCTCCGAAGAGCGATACTGTCTTGCTCCTTTGAAGTGACCCAGTTGAGCGCATCTGGCGAGTACCCCGCCCTGAGTGTCTTTATATCTCTTACGGAAGTGTTTTGTCCGTAGAATGTGTCTATTGTGAAGTCATTAATAATCATATTAAATATCGTTAGTCGTATCGGTTTATGGCACCTGATCTGAACCCTCCTCCATATCCATCTGTTGGGTCATTTGACTGAATGGCTCCGAGTGACTTTTCGTTGTCCCAGGACTCCATTGCGTTTTTAATTGCGTTTAGTACCGCTTGGTTTGAAGGAAGCATTTGTCGGTTGATTGAGTCGTAGTCGACTGCGCCTTTGTGAATTCCTATTGCATAGTATGCGAGGATAGGCAAGAACCTTGAGGGGAAAACTGGCCACGCTATCGTCGCTGAATCCTCCAGGTCTACCTCTGCGCTTGTTGCTAGATATGTCAGCCAGATGTTTCCACTGAACGGAGGTTTTCCGTTGAGGTAAAGTATCTTTGCGTTCTCATCATATACACAGGTGTGTGATGAGTCCTTGAACTCTAGTCGTTGATCAAATGGTTTCAGCGTGTAGTATTCTACTCGATTTTCTCCATCAAATATCTTTAGCGCAGTTCCATCGCTTGTGACGTATATTCTCGACAGGTCTGTGATGGTCGACAGGTCGATTGCAGTTTGCCACGTACCTGATGCGCTTACTACCTTTGTGGTATCTGTTTTGAGTAGCACGTTCCATGGTCGCTCTTCTTCCAAGATCGCTTTGGCGTTACTTATGAGTATGTTTGCAAGGGACACGTCGATAGTCGCACCTCCATTGAGTTGCGTTAGAAAGTTGTATAATTCTGTGCCTTTTGTAATCATATTATTGTGCTAAATCATTTATACTAAATGGAGGTGTTTGTGTCGCATTTTTCTCTTCTTTTCCCTTTTCCATTGCCTCTGATATCTTTTGTTCGACAATTGTCCCCACGTTATCCACGATCGTCTGTGCAAGCGTTTGAAGTGTTCTGACAAGGTCCATGTTTAACTGTTCGTACTTTTCTACCTTCTTACCAAGTTCCTGGACGATAACGTCTAGGTCTTTTTCTGTTTCTTCTTTTTTTTCTGTTTCTTTTTCCATAATTGTTTTTTGTCTTGGCGCTATCTCAACCCTCCGGGGAGAGCTGAGTAGTGCAGAGACTTTATCGAGATTATCGACTTAGTGGTTCTGAACCTGAGAATGCTGATGATGCTACTGCATATGAAACAATTTGCGGAGCTTGGTCTGTGAAGACTTCGATTCCGTAAGCTGTCCATACGATGTAGTCTCGTCCGATTTTTCGGCTCACTGAGTTTTCTTCCATTGAGGGGTTCTTTTGAACCACAAGAGAACATGATCGTGCAAGCGCAAAGATGCAATTTACTTTCTGTTTTACAACAGTGAAGATTGCAGATGTTACGTTTGTCGATACTACAATAGTACCTTTTCCTGCTCCTTGGAGAGTCATGGTATCTGCTGCGTTATCGTTTACTGCAACGAAGTTTCTAAGTAGTCTTTGTTCTGCTCGAGTTGCTGATGAGGCACCTGCATCTGCTGATTCCGCTACTGAAGTTCTTCCTCCTGCATTCAAGAATGCTGCAAGGTTAGCTCGAGTAATGTCCACAGTTGATGCGATGTGAATCTCAGTTGCTCCTGTTGCTGCTGACAGTGTAGAAACAAAAGTGATTACAACACCATTGATTGTGACAGTTTGTCCGTTCGTAGGATTTGTTGCCATTGCAAGTGTTACTGATCCTGAAAGTGCGTTCGAAGTGAAAGTTTCAAACCCTTGGAAATAACCTGAGTATCCGTTTCGTGATACTTGGTCTCCAAGTAGAGTGTCTTTTCCTCCTAGGTACAATTCAATCGCTGTAAGAATTTCTGGAGAGATTGCCGCTGCAGGCATTCCTTCTGGAACTTCTAGCTTCATCTTTGAACTAAATCGCTTGTGGTATACCACGTTCTTTAGTCGAAGTTTTTGCATGGCAGTAGTGAAGACTGTTGCAACGTTTGATGCAGTAAGTACGTGTCCGTTTCCGGCTGTACCTGCAAATGTTCCATCATCCATCACTGTTCCTGCGCCTAGGTGCAATTGAAGCAATACGTCTGCATCGATTTGGTTAATCAAAGCATTCGCAAGTTTCTGGCCATACTTTTGCTTAACAGGAAGGTGAGCTTGTAGCTCGTCAAGTTTCTTGATGTAGATACTTGATTCCTTCTCGTAGTTGATAGTAAGTGTTTCTTGAGTGTCAGTAATCGCTTGTGGATCGTAACTTCCGTCTCCTCCCATGTCATTCACATCAACATCTGATGCGAACGATCGAGCAATTGTTTGACCCTTTGTGAGTGACGCTTCTAGACGTGAGTCAGCAAAAATTTGATACACGGGCTCTTTGTAGTGAGACATCTGGTACTCTGCTGAGAACACAGTTTTGAAGGTCATTGTATTTGGGTTCATATAATGATTTTAAATTAACGTTTAAATGATAATTTTTCGTCCATTACTGTCGGTTGATAGCTCACCATTAGATGAAGTTGCTTTATTGTATTCATTGTACCAAGCAATGGTCTCGGATTCGGTCATCTTTGAGAAGTCAGGTGATGTATTTAGGTCTACTGTTGTAGTTGGTTTCACACCATTCTTTTCTTGAGGACTTTTTGACTCGAGGCCACGTTTTTTTGGTGAGATAAGTTTCGATAATGCATCCTTGCTTTTGTATATGATGTAGTCAATTTCTTTATCGTGATACTGGTCAGTATGAGCAAGTTCACTTAATTTACTTTTGATCACTTCTTTATCTATCTCCGATAGTTCTGGGAAAAATTCTTTTAGAGTTGGAGCCGCTTGGTCGAACTCTTGATTGAATGATTGCTCATCGCTCTGTGTGTTCGATATCCGCTTTGCATCGTCAAGTGTCCGCCGATCATCCTCTGAAAGTGACGAGATATCCTTGGTCAAGATTGTTTTTAGTTGCCTTAGAGTGTCCGGGGACATCTCGTTTTCTTCAGCAAACTTTGACAATTCGTCCTGAACATCTTCATTCTCTTCCTGGGTCGAAGCGCTGTTTCCTTTTTCGATGATAGCTTTTAGTTCCAAGTTTTCTCTCTCTAATTCTTTGCTTCGCTCTTTTTCATTTCTAAGGTCTTTCTTTTTCTCCTTATACTCTTCATAGATACGTCGCGGTTTACTAGCTTGTTTCTCCTCTTCTTGATTCTCGGGTTTTTCAGGCTCTTCTTCATGATCGTCTTTTCCTTCAGGGTCAGCTTTCGGCTTATCTTCCGGTGTGTGATCGTCTTGAGGTTTCGCTTCTGGTTCCTTTGTTTCAGGAGGAGTTGGATTCTCTAGTTCTGGTAAGTCGACTCCGTTAGCTTTCAAATCTTCCAAATATTGTTTTTCGTCCATGGTGTATTTATTTATGTTTCGTTCTCACGAAAAATGGTTTTGTAGTCATGTCCATTAACACCGCTGTTCTTAAAACCTGCACAGCTCGGGAAAACCACACTAATGATGTGATTTATCGGACCTTGGATATACCAAGGTCTTAAAATTACACCAACTTTCCTCCTGTATTTTCAGCGAATTCCTCCGCCTCCTTCTTTGTCTTGAAGTCTTTGTATGCAATTGGTCCTTTTCGAGTTCCGTTTTCGAGTAGCTCCCGGTACACAGCTTTAAATGCTCCTGCTTCCTCTGCTTCTGGCGCTGATTCTTCTGCTCGTCCTGGATCAAGTGCTTCTGCTGCGGCTTTCTCAGCTGCTTTTTTTGCTGCGGCTTTTTCTGCTGCTTCTGCCTTTGCTTTTTTTTCTGCTGCTAAGGCCTTAGCCTCTGCTTCTTTGTTGTTTGACATTGTTTTATATTATAAATTATTAACGCTTTTTTAATCTAGCAATTATGCAACACTATGTCGCATTTATCGCCTGCTCAATTTCTCTTTTGATTGTTTTCACTATTCCCTTCGCATCTACATCCGAAAGCATAAGCTCAAGCATGAGCATGATTGCATCCTGTTTATTCCACAAGTTTGCTCGGTCCTGGTCGCTTAGGCTACGATCGTATGCAAGTTTTACACCAATTTCTTTGTATGCGCTTTTGAATAGCTGCACGATATGTTCTGTGTACTCATGCTCCTTCCATGATGCAAGTGGTTCATTCTCACTTAGTACTTGTTGCCACTGGTCTAGGGTGCGCCGATTATCCTCAATGATATCTGAATCAAGTTCGTCATCTAGGAATATCTTCCTTATCCTTTCCATTTGGTTGTTTTCGTTTGACATATTATTATATTGTGTCTTCGGCCATACTTAGTGCTTTGCTCATTCCTCCTGGCATTCCGGGGTTCTCCGCTTTGGACTCTGGAGGCAGTTGCATTCCTTCTGGTTGTTGTTGCCCTGCCATCCCTTCATTCTCTAGCATCTTACGTTCTATGTTTTGTCTTGCAATCTCTTCGTGTTGCATTGCATAGTCAATCATTTGTTGAAACTTAGGACCGAGGGTTGCTCGCTTATCTGAGGCAACGTCCACAATCTTTTGGACGAATGCGATGTTGGCTCCGTACCATATCTGTGGCTGTTGGCCCATCAGTATGAACTGTACCGCCTCTGCAGCTTTGGCAAGTGCCTTCCGGTCCTGGAATGTTTTCATGTCTAGGAACTCTGCTACCTCCGAGTCATCATACTCTCCAATTGATGTGAGGATCTCTTCGTTGAGCTTCTGTGGGTTCACAGTTCCTGGCATGATCATCTTTAGAGCCTCTACTCTTCGGTCCTTCTTCATTTCTGATTCTTGCACCTTGAGGTCTGATGATTCTACGAATATGTCGATGTCCTTATCAGTGTTCAGGTCTAGTCTTGTGATGTCATCCCAGTCCCATCCACCTTCGCCCATGATTCGTACAGCCATCTTCCCAGGCATGTGGTCTTTGAGTCCCCAGATGTATGATTTACCAAGGTCGGCCATCATGTCCTGGAATGGTTGTGATCCCCATCCAATTCGTTTTGATACTGACTTCTGTTCTGCGAATGTCACTGATGCTTTCTTTGATACGTTTTGTACACCTCCCATGGCTAGGTCGGTTGCTCCTGTGTTTCTTCCGAGTGACCCTGTGATCCAGTCGATGAGGTTCACAGTTCCTTGTAGCTCGCCTGTCTTGAATTCAAATACCCCTTGCGCGATTTGCTTTGTACCTCCTTTTGTATCTGCAGGCACCAATGCATCCGGTCGGTGCATGGCCTCGTCTAGCTTTCGCACGTCCTTGAACATGTCCTTGTCATAGGCTCTCGCTCCGAAGTTTCTCTTTTCTCGGTTGGTTAGCTCCTGGTTGAACATCGCTACGATCGCATCTGCTGCAGGGTAAAGGTCATCGGCGTACGACTTTGATAGGAAGTTCTTTTTGTCCTGGTGAGTTGCAAAGGTTTTCCAAGGGTAGAGTCCTGATGAGTCTATGTTCTTCCACTTCTCGAAGCGTAGCCATGTCTTGGTCCAGGGATGGAAGCATAGGTAGTATCGCTCTCCTTTTATGTTCAAGATATGTTCTGCTATTCGGAACACTGGTTCGCCTACGTATGTTTCGCTTGTTGGATCAAGGCCAAGTGGTTTGAACCTTGCGAGCCTTTCATTCATGTCCATGTTTTCTCGGTCCGGGAGGTACTCCTGGTCAGCTGACCTTTCCACGAGTAGTTTTACTTGCTTTGCATCATATATTCCGGCTTCAGCTCCTGATTCCAAGTCTGACTTTGTTTTTTCTACGTTCTCCACACCTGCGAAGAGGTGATTCTCCAGGATGTATCCTCCTTCCGGTTGGAAGTTGAAGTCAGTCAGGTCTACGTTTGTTATCTCTGATTTGTATTCAGGGTTTGATGTCGCTCGGTACTCTATGATTCCTACTCCGGTCATGATTGCATCCTTTCTGGCCATCCGCAGTTTTGATTCCCACTTACTGTTCTTGTTCGCATCCATCACTTCCATTTGGAATGCTGCGTTTACTTTCTTTACCTTGAAGTAATCCTCCGGTCCTCCTTCCTTAAAGTTCAGGATGATTGGCGTGTCGTATTGTGTATTCAAAGTGTCAATCATTCCGGGGAACACTGGGATGGCTACGTTGAAGAGTTGTCGTAGTTTCTTTGGTGTCTTGCCATCATATAGCTCATAGAATTTTGTAGTCCTGGCTATTCTAGGTTTCTTGAATTGATGGCAGGCATTGATTTGTAAAGTTGCACGCCTAACAGCATCCTCTGCCATTGTTTCTTTTTCTGTTTGGTCGAGGGTTGACGATTTTTCTTCAGTAGAGTTTTTGTATTCTTGCATAGTGATAAAGATATCAGGTTATGTGTTTTTTGTCGCATTTACTTCGTTGGTACGCTCTCGAGCATCTTATACATCTACCTTTCGAGTGGTACTTCACCACTGTGAATGCTATCTTGCAGTCCGCACATCGCCCGGCGAGGTTTCCGTTTGGAACCAGTGGGTTCTTTACGTATTCACAGTGGGTGCAGGGCATGAACTCAATGAGTATATCCCTTGCGATCGACTCTCTGATGTTTGGCAGTAGGAATATCTCCTCGCACCGGTGACACCTCTTTTTAATGTTCTCGGGCCTATTCATTGAAGTTGTCATTTAGTGGACCTTCATACGGAGGTTGAATGAAGGGTTCTTCGCATCCGTTTATGCATTGGTATCCATCATTCTTATCAAGCACAGCATCAGCATCGGCCTGCAGTAGTTTGCATATCTTACATCTAAACATTTTGTTTCTATCGTATTGTTTCGATATCATAGTTTTAGTATTACATGTCTAACCCCGGTGACTCATAGTCAGGCTGTTGATAACTTTCATTGCTTTCTTCTGACACTTCTGATTGATGTCTTGTTTCGTACGCTATCGCGCAGGCCATGAGTAGGTCGAAGTGTCTCGTTGTTAGTCTTGGGTCCACTTCGTTTTCCATCAGGTCATCTCTTGAGTACGACTTGAGTTCGTTGATGAGATTCTCGTCCGACAGTTCCAGGTGTCCATTGGCCACCGCAGCTTTGAGGTTTGATAGTATTTTGTTTTTAGTGTGCATGTTCGTGTTGTATCCGTACTCTCTTGTCTTTGGAGGCATCCCGGATCTTGTGCTTTTTACGTCTCTGAAGTAGAGGTTGTTATATTCTAAGTGTCGGAGCCTTGCAATGGTCTGGTCGTACTTATTGTTTTCCACAGCGATTATGCATTGCCCGAAGTGATCGCCCTGGCTCATCAGCTCGTCTCCGAATACCATTGGGTCGATGGTGTTGTTGGCGAACGTTGCTACCACCCTCGATGGTGTTGTTGTGAAGTCTATGAACACAGAGGTTGAGGAGTCGAGTCCTACTCCGCCGGCGACATCTGCTCCACATCCAATTCGATGTCCTGGTGTGTACTTGTGGAATATCTTGAAGCCTGCGATTGTTCGTATCGGTTCTTTTTTTTCTTGCTTATTGAGTGTGTCTCGGTCAAAGAACACGTCTGCTCCGGCTGATGGTTGGCCTAAGTATTCACCCTCGAAGTCCTCGGCGTTATCCTCGATCGTTTGTATCTCTTCCTTGGTGTACGCTTGTGGCCACGTAGGTTCTCCGTCCTCTCGAATGGGTGTGTTTATCATTCTTCTGTTGAGTGCTTTTTTCATAACAAGTCTGTGAACGTTACCTCGCTCTGATACGTAGTTGCAGTTGTACAGCGCTGCACCTGATTTTGCGAGTCCATCTTTTGCTTCCTCCATGTTGTCCCATATCTTTTGAGTTTCGACTGCGGACCTTAGCGTTTTTCTAGTTTCGAAGTCATCGAACCACACGAAGTCCGGGCGCGCCTCTTCCTGGATGTCTCCTCGTTGATCTACTCCCACTGAGTCGGCCTGCATCTTTATTCCTGATGATGTCGTGAACACGCTCATCCGCTCCGGTCTCTTCTCTGTGGTCTTTTGGAATATCTCTGGGTAGTACTGGAGTACTCTTTTTCTAATAAGTAGGTTGTACACATCGGTTACAATCTGTACCGCATTCCCTTGGTCGGCGCTCAACACCTTGATGTACTTTCTCGACATGTTGGCATCGTTAGCTATGCAGAAGGCCACGAAGAGTTTGGTCCGGGTAGTCTTTGCTGCTCCTCGGAATGCTATGTCGGTGAAGAACTTTATTGTACCTCGGTACACGTCTAGGTTTCCCCTATCGATTTCGTTGTGGAATGGCGCATCATCGAAGGCAAAGAACTTTGGATAAAAGTGGCGAGTCCACAGGTTGAAACGAAAAATCACCTCATCGCTTGGAGTGTTCGAGTTGAACTTGAAGATCGCCCTAGTCTTTATCCTGTCCTTGCTTTTTAGTATTTGAAGCAAGTCCCATGAACCTTCGGACGGCTTCGTTTGCTTTTTCGTCGATTTCTTCATCTTGTATTTCGATGTCTAGATTAATGTTTTTCTGCACAGGTTTGTCGTGCTTTCTGTCCATGTAGTCTTGATAGAACTTGTAGTCTCCGAGCCTCGCCTTCTTGATACCCATCTCAAATATCTCTAGCTCCATCTTGTCCGGGTCGCCTCCATTCTTTTTAGCGAGCGATATCATTGCTTCGCGCATCAGAGTTCTGTAGTTCTTTTGTCCTTTAGGACGACCGTTAGGATTACCTCCTGGTATGAGATTTAATTTTCTCTTTTCTATACCAGTCAGTGTTTTTCGAGTTTCATTCGAGTTTTTGACCTTAGTCGCTTTTAATGGTACAGTTTTTTTTACTAGCTTTTTGGCCATTTTATTTTCTTCTTATTCTTGACCACCTCGCCTCCTTCAGTGAAGTCTACCCACCTCTGTACGATCACGTCACAGTATTTTGGGTCTAGCTCTAGTCCATAGCATAGTCTACTCGACTTCTCGGCTGCAATCACTGTTGATCCTGATCCAAGGAATTGGTCCAGGACGATGTCATCCTCTTTGGTACTGTTTGTGATTGCTTTAACCACTAGCTCTACAGGCTTCTGGGTCGGATGCACGTAGTCATTCACGTTTGAACGTTTCATTGACCACACCGTTGATTGCCCACCCTCGATTGATTCCGTTTGTTTCCGGAGCCAGTCGAGAGCCTTGAGGTCATCTGCAGGTATTTTCCACACTGTTGTTCCTCGCCTGTCACCATAAAAACTTTTCTTTTTGTTCAGGTAGCAATAATAGAAAGGCTCATGTTTTGTCCTGTAGTCATTCATGCCGAGTCCGGCTGATGGTTTATTCCAGATGAGTTGTGTATCTATGATGAAGCCTACATGGTTTAGCGCCATGTCGAAGTCGGTCATTGTCTTGTGTGAGTGAAAGACATAGCATCCGGCGGTCGCCTTAATGTTCTCCTTCATTCGTTCGAACGTTCCGAGTAGGAACGTAGAGAACTGCTCGTCTGACATCTTGTCATTCAGGATTGTGTTCGAAGTCTTTTTACCTGTACCTGAGTAGTTCACGTTGTACGGAGGATCTGTGAAGACTGCATCCGCCTTGTGTCCATCCATAAGTTTCTCCAGGGCCTCGACACTGGTGCTATCTCCACAGAGGAGTCGGTGTCCGTTTAGTTCATACAAGTCGCCTAGCTTGCTACGTGGTTCGTCTGGTAGTCCCGGAACGACGTCATCCTTTGAGTCCACATCAATTATGAGGTCAGCTTCGAAGCCTGTCATCTCGAGTAGTCGCATCTCTAGCTCTTTGAGTTCCTCGATTACGAGTTCCATATCCCAGTCTGATTCATTCAATTTGTTGTCGGCGAGCCGATACGCTTTCGCTTGCTGTTCGGTCAGGTCTACGACCTTTATCCATTCAGGTTTCACATCCCACCCAAGCATTTGCAGCGCTGCGAATCGTCCATGGCCAACAATGATTACTCCATCATTATCCACGACGATTTGTTGGTTCATTCCAAACTCTTCAATTGACTTTGCTACTTGCTCAATCTGTTTCTTGGGATGCTTTTTAGCATTTTTTGAGTAGGGTCTGATATCCATAAGTTATTTTTTACTTTTTACTCTCTCATCAGCTTCCTCTTGGGTTTTTCCCGATGCTTGAGTCTTGCCATTTTCTGACACAGCTGTGAATATTCTGTTAGGCTCTATTGCCTCATCAACAACACCTTCCTTGAGGACCGCATCAATCATCAGCTTTCTCACTTCGATTTCATCCATGATGTCAGTTATCTCTGGAGAGTTCATTGCGAGTTGATTTGATTTCTGATCTCGTGCATTTTTAAGATTACTCATACGATCAACAATTAATTTCTTTGCATCGTAGTTATCCTTTGACTTTCCTTCGATAGCATCAAGCTCCGCTTGCAGTCCTTCGATTTGAACATTAATCCTTTGAACCTGCATGGTGTATTTGTGTTGCACAAAAAGTATCACATCAAGCTCCTGGAGTTTCTTGTTGATTTCTTCTTTATGCGCAGTTACTACCTGCTCTTTGTTGAGCTGACTTCCATCCTCGTATGGAATTAGTATCTCACCGCTGTTTGAGAACACAGGTTGTCCGTTGGCAATTGTATTCTTTGACAGTAGCTCATTGATTCCATCTGAGTCTGATAGTTTGAAACTTTGATATTTAATCATATTATTATTTGTTACTTTCTAATCTTGCTTGTTGGTCTTTTTGAAATGGCATCCAATCCCATTGTCCTCCTTCTTGCCCTTGTGACACTTTTTCGTTAAAAAACATTCCTGATGGATTTAGCACACAAAGGCTTACCTCTGTTTCGCTAATGACTTCTGTAATGACTGCAGCACGATCCACTGAAGGGAACTTTCCTCCCGCGCTTCCATAAGATTTGTAGTAGACCATTCTTCCTGTTGTCGGTTTAATATTATTTGACATCTTGTTTTTTCTTATTTCTTTTAACTTCGTTCATAAATAAAGCGTGCGCTCGGTGATCCTTGGGACTTATCTTTGCATGCTTTTTCAAGGCAACGTCCCTCATGATTTTTGTCCTCTCTTCTGGAGGGATATTTTGCCACCTTTTTTTTGCAGCTATGGATTGGTTCCTTGACATGGTCTGATATTAGCACCTGCCTTGCGTTACTGCAACCATACGTTATACACAGGGGTTTATTGCCATATTACGCACCATAACTTGACAACCCGTCAAATTATGTGAATTCGTTTAAACGTTGGTATATATAGCTTTTGCCTCTAACTTGCACACCTTTAGGGGGTGTGCAAGGGGTGTGCAAGGGGTGTGCAACCTCCACAGAGCGTTATATATTCCCCTCTCCTGTCTATTTGCATACCTCACACACCTATTTAGGGGGTATAAACTAGTAGGGAAAGTACAGCACCAGTGGACCCCACCCCGATCCCCCACCCCCACCCCAGTGTTGGGAAAAGGTATGCAAATGTTGTCAAGGTGTGCAAGCCCCTTTGCCACACTCGTCTAAGGCTTGCACACCCCCCTTGCACACCCCCTATTTGTGGTGTAATACTGTCAAAGGTATGCAAGTTTTCCCCATAATTAGGGTATCGGTACCCTTATTTGTATTGTATAATGCTAATTAGATGCACTGTACTCACTTAAATAATCAGAGACACCTCACTACTTTCACGAGCATTGGGGTGTTTTTGATTCCCATGATATGATATATCTATGAATAATCACCCTGATTCACAGAATATTGATGACACAGAAAAATATGCAGTTATGCAGGATCCATCCGACTTGAACGTTTGTGATTCTTGCCAGTAACATGGTACAATTAACTAGTCGTATTATTCATGTTTACGACAGACCTTTTAATTTTTTTTTTGTTATTAAATAAAAATTTACCTTAGCAAGGCACATCCGATTTCCCCGGGTGTGTTTTTGTTTACTATATAAAAGTGTATAACTTTTTAATCACGCGCTTGGAGGGTGTATAATTAAATAGAAAGGAGAACATTTATATGGAAATACAACCGCTACTATTCAAAGAAGTCTTCGGAAAGTACATGTACTGGCACGAAGTTCGCA